TGCGACATTGACCGACACCAACTTCTTACCGTACTGGCTTGGTGACTTGATGCGACCCGGCAGGTTCTGTCTGATCGGCAACCACAGCAACGGCGAGCCGCTGATTTGCGCGCCCTTCTCAAACACATGAGCAAACGGCATTGCGAAGTAAACCAGGGCGGCTGGATCAGCGCCCTCGTTCGGATAAAACTTGAACTTGACTTGCCGCGGCGACAGGAACGCAGCCGAGGCGACGTTAGCCTGGCCCTCCTTGACCGCGACAGCCGCCGCGTCTTGCACGGCACCGGCTTGCGCTTTCTCGAACTTGACCTCCAGCTCCTTGAGCGCAGCGCCGACCTCGTCCTGCTCCCGCGAAAAGATCAATCGCATTACGTGCTTAATTCCTTGCGCATCTTATCGATCTGCTTGTCGTCGCCCTGTGCGCCAACGGCGGCAATCATCAAATCATAGGTGCGTGCAACACGGTCGATCTTGTCGCCGAACTCCAGATAGGCATCAATCTGGCGCGGCGTCAGCGTCATTGCATAGTCGGGTGAGAATCCGTGTCGGATGACGGCTGTGACGTTGATGGCGAGCGCTTCAAGCGTACTTTCACGGGTTTTGCCCCTTCGCTGGCCCCGCCGATCAGGCTGGTCACCTCGTCCACGAAGGAGCTGATCCCGTTTGGGAATGTAAGTCCGATAATAGCCCGCAGGAACTTGATCTGTTGCTCAGGCAGCAGCCTTGCGGCACGCTCTTCATATTCCGCCTCATCGAGATGCCCGCATCCGGCCGCGATGATGGCACCCGTGGCCTCACCGAATCCTTGGATCAGGCGCAGGATGATGTCATCGCCAAACCCGCCACTCGCCAGCGTTTTCAAGTTTTGAAACCGGGCTACAATGGACGCGATGGCATCGACGGAAATGCCGCGCACGATAATCCGCCTGCCGTCGATCTTGACGACCTCGACCGCCGTCGAGGGCGCAATGTCCAGAAGGTCTGCCATATTTTACCCCGTTGATGTTTCGTCACGGACGGTGAAGATGCCAAAATCCCCAGTGTCGCTCTTCTGCACTTCGGCCTCTATCTCAAGAGTCGAGAAGTCGTCTTCCGCAGTGATGAAACTGAAATCACCAGACGGAACGACCGAAATGCGCCCAACGTAATCGACCCGCTGCCCTATGTCGTTGGTGCCCTCGACTTTAATAATCCCGGCAATCTCAGTATTTTGGAATGCACTTACGGTCGCATTGCCGTCCGTGTCGGTTCCCAGCTCACCGAGAGAAAAGATGGCGAGGTTTGGCCCGTTGATCTCGTCGAGCGTGATCTTGATGGTGGCGCCGGTCTGCGTGACCGCAGTAAAATCCTTTGTCTTCACTCCCTCTCGGCTTGAAAAATGCTCTTTTTTCTCAATGGAGGGAGTCCACACAAATGCCGGCGCATTGCCGAGATCGACAAAATCCGCCGCACCGTCTTGCTTGAAAGAGACGATGCCTTTTCCGATGTGGTAGTTTTGGATGCTGGGTGATGCGGGCATGTTTCAGTCCTCTCCTTGCTAGAGATCGTCGGGTTTCAGCGCGTACTGGATCATGAAGTGAGCGAGCAGACCGCCTTGCAGGCTGCGCCCATATCCGAAGTCGGTCTGGCATCCGAGATACCGGATCGCCCCATTGCCGAGCCGTCCGGTCTTCACGATCTGATTGAGTTCGGTATCGTTGAGCACGCGCCTGATCAGCTCGCGCCGCAGCGTCGTCAGATCGGAGCCGACCTCGTTAGCCTGCTGCTGAATGACGATCTCGGGCGTCATCTGCACGACGGTCGGCCTGTTGGCCGGACGCATTGAGCCGTCGGCGGCGTCGTCGGTTTCCTCGTCGCCGTCGAACACGGTCACCGCCGGCAATTGCTCTTCCGGGATGTCGACGCCGCTATTGCGCTGCGCCAGACGAATGTTTGGAATGGCAGCGACGACCACGAGCAGGCGCGCCAGGATGTCCTCGCGAACATCAACCAACGGCCACCTCCTTCAGCAGGAAGCGCACCTCGCCGGCGTCCTCACCATTCGGGCTGCCGCGTTTTTCATAGGAATATACCGCCCAGGTCCGGCCGTTGAATGCCAGCGTTGCTCCAGTACAATTTTTGACTTCGACGCCGTTCTCGGTCAGTTCGGGAATGCGAGCAAAGGCACCGGGCGCGACCGTGCGCACCTCTGCAGAGCCATTGGATATGGTCTTCGGCTTGATGTCGTCGATCACGGTCAAGGTGATCTCGCCCGCCGTGCCAGCGGACAGCGTCGCCGGCACGCCCAGCTCGGCATAGACCGGATCATAGAGGTCTGCGCTATAGTCGATCATCGCGGTCTCGTCTGAACGCAAAGGTAGCGATGTCCTCGCGGCCGAGCTCGGTCTCGATCGCACTCTCCGTCACCAGCGCGAAGCCGCAAATTTGCATCGCGAACACCAGCCCGTTGCGGGTGAAGTACCAGCAATGCTCTTCCGGCTTGAAATGCTTGGAGCGCAGCGCATGCTCGGCGTCGCGGAAGATCGGTAGCGACACGAACACCCAGTCGCGGACGTTGGCGAGCAGGGACTGGAAGTCGGGGATATGCTCGAGCACGTCCCACAGCGTGACCGCATCGAACGAGACCAGATGCGGGTCGACCAGCAGCTTGCGCTCGTCGAGCCAGGCGAGACCGGCGGGATTGACATCGTATCCGTAGGTCGTGCGCCCGCGCCGATTGCGCAGCTCGACAAAGGCGCCCGAGCCGATGCCGACATCGATCAGCGTTCCGCGATAATGCCGCTCGACGAAGTTGACCCGCGCCTCCATCAGCGCGCGGCCAAGCTCGGTCTGGGCATTGCGATCGAAGGCGTCGAAGTAGTCCTGATCGTAGGGTTTGTGACCTGCCTCGACCGGGTAGTAGCCGATGCCGTGCTGCAGCCACCAGGTCAGGCAGCGGCGCGAGAACTGCCCCACCAGCGGAAGAACTGCCCGAGCGGATCGGCGATCGTCTTGTCGCAGGTGTGCAGCATATTCGTGCATCGGCAGAATTTCTCCGGTTTGGCAAAGCCGATGCGGCGCAGATCGAGCCGCGGATCGGTGATCTTCTCGGGTGCGTTGTGGCCGCCGTGGCCGCCCAGCACCACGAAGGCCTTGGTCTTGAGCGCCAGCGCCGCCGGCACGATCCAGCCGACACCGCCGATGACGATGTCGGCGTCGCGCACCAGGGCGAGCAGCTCGCGCACCGCCAGCTCACCGTGGACGAAATAGCGGTGCGCCGGCGGCGGCTCGCCGACCGCCCATTCCTCGCCCGGCGCGAGATCGGCGACCGCGACCACGGTGTGGGTCGCCATCAGCTCGGCCGCGATGGCCGCCACATATTCCGGCCGCGGGTTGCGCGCCTCGTTGCGCCATTCACTGCGCACCGTGACCGGACGGATGACCGCGATCGGCCACTCCGATTTGACCGGCGATGGCCCCATATCCGGCAGATCGAACAGCGCCGGATCAAAGATGACCCGCAGCGCCGCCCATCGGCATTCCAGCGAGCGGATGATCGAGCGCGAGCCCAGATCGAAGTAGCCGACCTTGATCTCGCGCATCGGCGTCGGCGCCGATCGCATCCACCGCTCGGGCGGTTGCCGCGCCATGTTCTTCTGCTGCGTCCGCAGCTTGCGCCTACCGCAGACGAACTTGATATCGAGATCGGCGTAGAGCTCGGGCCATGGCGTCTCGAGGTGGATCTCGTATTGCTCTGCCGCCGCGCGCACGAACGGGCGCGCGAAGATGTTGTCGCCGAGGCCCCACATGCCGCGGATCAAAACCGGCTTAGGCGGCTTGGGAACTGCGTTCACCGAGCACATCCTGCAGGTTGATGACCGGGAGCAGATCGGTCCAGGCCGTTCCCGGCGAGGCATTGAACGCCGCGATCTTGAGCATCCGCAGCGACGGCACGATGGTCACCAGATCCGCGTGTTGCTTGTCGTAGCAGCCGGGCTTATGCGGCCAGCGATGCGGCGGGTGATGATGGCTGCGGCCATCGGCGGCCAGTTTGCCGTCGGCGCCGAGCCAAACGATGGTGCCCCCCGGCCCGATGAGATGCGCCGCCAGGTTGGTGGCCGCCGTCAACGAGGTGAACTTCTGCATCAGACTGTCGTGCGCGAGCGCCAATCCCGGCGGCTTGGCGGCGCGGCACATCCGCACCTTTTTATCGTCCGCGACCAGGCGCGAGCCGCTGACGAAAGGGCCGCGGACGCTCGCCACCACTGCCTGATTGACCGGCTCGGCCCACCAGCGCCAATCGCCGAAATAGAGGATGTCGGCCCATGGCAGTTTGTAGACGCTGGAATTGATCGCGATCACGCGCCGGCCGCGCAGCGCCTCGAGGTCGACGCCGAGCACCGACGGCCCGCCGCCGACGATAAACACGGTCTCGCCCGGCCATTCGCGCGGGACCGACCAGAACGCTGGACTACGCGACATGCAGGCGCCGATACGGCTTGATCAGATCGACAACGACCGCCGACAGATATCCCGATGAGGCCGTCGACAGCGACGGCGTGAAATAAGAGACGCGGGTATCGCCGTGCTGCACCTCGCGGATGCCGGGATCGCGCGCGCCGGTGGTGCGGCCGTCGTTGACCGCCTGGATCACCGCCTGCTGCAGCCGCGCCGGTGCTTCTTCCGGCAGGTCGTAGCCGCCGGAATAGAGCACGGCGATCGTGTCCCCACCCCACTGGCCGCCGGTCCACAGCCGCCCGCTGGCGGGATCAAAGTCGTAGTCGGCCGCCGTGGCGCCTGCGGTCGAGACCTCGGCCACCTCGGCCACCGGATACAGCGACAGGGTCAGCGCCTGCCGTTCCAGCAGATATTCATTGTGGTCGAGGGTGAAGGTCTCGATCGCCTCCGCGAGCCCAAAACGGCGGTTGCAATACTCTGCAATGAGCCGTGACTGCATCGTGATCGCGGCCTGCAACGCGGCATCCTCGTCGGTGCCCTCGATGCCGAGCGCGAGCTTGACGTCTTCGAGGCTGATCAGGTCAGGCCCCGCGCTGTCGGTCGCCTCGCTGAGAATTTCGAGAATGGAATGCATTATTTCAACCTGAGCGGCTCGAGCGCGCGTTTTTCATCCGTGCGCGCGTCGCGGCCATCGCTGCCGCGCTTGACGGCCAGGCGCCAGTCATCGGACTTGCCGGGCTTGGCTGATGTCTCGGCCTGGGCGATGAAGAACGAGCCGCCCAGGGTGACGCCGTCGCCGGCGGCATAGTTCGCGCCTTCCTTCCAGACGCCGGCATCGAGCACGACCGCGGTCTTGATCTCATGCACGGTGTCGCCGATGGCCCAGCGCAAGGTGCGGCCGCCGTCCGACGTGGTCACCGTGGCGGTCTTGAATGCCCGCCTGACCTGCTCGGCGGCGTAGTCCTGCAGGAAGGTTAGATCGCTGGCATTGCGACCGGGCTCGCCCTTCTCGCCGCGCTCGCCGGGCTTGCCGTCGATCCCAGGCGAACCGATTGCGCCGGGGTTGCCCGGTTCACCGCGCTCGCCCTTCTCGCCGCGCTCTCCTTGCAGCCCGGTTATGCCCGGCGGTCCCGGCATGCGCGCCAGCGCCCGCACCTCGGTCAACGCCAGCTGGCACATGCGCAGGCAGACGCCGAGCGTTTCGTTGAGGGTGTAGGACGGCGCCGGGATCATCGGTGTATCGCTCATGCCCTGGCCCCTACCTCAAAGCAGTTTATTAACGCTAGTTTCCACCGCTACCTGCAGATTGGCGTCCGTGATTTCCGCACCATCGGCTTGTACGGCGCCATCCATGACCACGGTGGGCGTAACCTGATTGACCGTTGCCTCTGGGGCTACCAGGGTTTGCTGCGCCCATCTGGTGCGAGTCGAATGTGCCGGCGTGGTAGGGGCCTCGTCGGTGATATAGCGGGCATAGGTAATACATCCGACCTTGACGCGGCCACGAAATACCGCGTTCTCCATCAACTCCGCCGATTGCTCATAGGTCAGTGCCATGTGTCACCTCACCCGCCGCGCGTGAATGATGCCGTAAACACTACAATTCTGCGGGCCACCGCCGGTAAAGCTGGCATTGAGCACAAGATAATAATTTTGGCTGCCCGCTAACGACACTCTAACCGGCGTGATGCTTATTGATGCCGTTGCCCCGTGAAAATTCGCCGTGCTGGTATCCAATCTAAATCCGGCGGTGTTGTTGAATGTTGCTGATGTAGTCGAAATGCTGGCCTGAAAACCGTTAGTGGTTGTGGTATTGGTAAAAAGTGCGCTCGCACTGCCACTAATCTCCCAGTCACCGGCCGTGAGCGCCAGCGGGCTTACCGTCAGATTGGCAGGCACTCCGCTAACCAGGCTGAGCGGCGAACCATATGCCCGCGTCTGCTCCATGCATTCGCCAACCTCGCCCGCCGCCGCGCTGCTGTTGGTCGCAACGCCAGTAAACGGGCCGCTGAGATTGGTGACGCCCTTGATCGTGGTGGCCGTGACCCATTGCGCCCATTGATTGGCGGTGGGCGTGCCCGAGTTGCTGACGTTGCCGCCGCCGCCGCCCGTCGCCGACAAGGTGCCGCCGGTGAATGTGAGATTGGCACCGATCGTAACCGCCGCCCATGCGTCGGCAGCCGAGCGATAGTAAATGACGTTGGTGCCTGTGAGCGCGGCGAGCGCGGTCAGATCGGCGTCGAGCGGTTGATAGGCCCCTGCAATGGCTGCGGTCGTCGAGTAGGCCGACAGGTCAATCGACAGCGTGCCCGAGACCAACGAGAGCGGCGCGTCGGCAGTCACAACACCGGGCGGGCCGGTGGGGCCGGGATCACCTTGCGGCCCCTGCGGTCCCTGGATTCCGGCTGTGCCGGGTGGTCCCTGCGCACCGGGCGCGCCGGGCGCGCCTTGTGCGCCGGTGTCACCTTGCGGCCCTTGCGGTCCAGTGTCGCCGGTGTCGCCCTTTGGTCCCGGTGATCCGTCCGCGCCGGCTGGGCCGGGATCGCCTTGCGGCCCCGGCGGCCCCTCTGGGCCGGGCGGGCCAGGCGGGCCTTGCTCGCCGTTACCTTCGCCGCTTCCGCTGCTTCCGCCGCCGCCGCCGGGCGCGATCCGAATGCGATCGATGCGTTCGTTTAGCTCGTCGACATCCTCGTAAAGCTCGGTGAAATTGTTATTGCACTTGGTGAACGAGATACGAATCTCATCGTCGTGCGGCAGCTCATCGATGTTGATAATCTGCTGCGACATTTACGAATTGCTGGGCTCTTGTGGCTTGAGTGGCGGCAACTCGTGCAGCAACCGCACGGCAATGGCCACCTGCTCGGCGAGGTCGGGCGGCACCATGGTCTTGCCGTAAGCCTCGGCGACGCATTCGCGCACGAATGGCACCATACCTTTGGCAAGTTCGGTGATATCGCTGGCATCCATCATGCGGCCTCGCGATGTACGGCCTGCAATGCCCGCGTGAACAGTGCTGCGATGTCGGCCTTTGCAGCGGGCGGCTTCGGTGCGGGCTCGGCTGGCTTATCCTCTGCAGCCGGTGTTGCTGGCTGCGGCGGTGCCGGCGGTGTTGCCGGCTTGAACGGATCGTCCTGCGCGTCGCGCTTGGCGAGCGCCTCGAGTGAGTAGTTTTGCTGCTGCAGGTACGGCGACTTGCCGCCCTCGACCGGCTTGAGATCGAACTTGGCGCGGCCCTCGTTCGGGCTCATGACGCCGGCGCCGACCGCATCGCGAATGGTGGTGACCAGCGTGATGCTGTCCATGCGCAGCAGGTTCTCGGTGTCGAACTCGGTGCCCAGGCCGACGCCCCAGCCGATGCCGAGCGAGTGGTCGAGCGCCTCCTCGATTTCCTCGATGTGGGACTGCAGCGCCTGCGAATAATACTCGACGTTTAAAGCTTGTACATTGTTGTAGGTCGGCAGCACGCCGACGCCGACCTTGTACGGCGGTACATGGTAAACCGAGCAGACCACCTCGGCCGACCATTTCAGGCTTTCGATCATCTGAACTTCGGTGTTCGTCATCGTCATTTTTTCGTATTTGACGCCACCGGTCATGACCGCGACGCGACCGAGGTTTGATTTCGAAAAGCGCAGCTCCCACTGTTCCTTGAACCGCTGTTCCTCTTCCTGGTTAACCTCGCCGGGCAAGGTAAGAATTCCACCGGGCACTGAAGCGTTTTCAAACAGCAGCGCGGAGGCCTTCTGCCCGTTGATCGCAACCATCGAGGCGAGGCCGCTGGCGAACACCGGCGGCGTCCCGACCAGCGGGTGAAACAAACAGTTAAACCTATCGTGGATGATCTCGCGCGCGGGCACGACGATGTCCTCGATGCCGGCGAGGTTGTCGCTGTTCAGGCGATAGAACACCGCGCCGTCGTCGGACACTAGCGGCTGCACGCTGGTGGGATCGAGCACATGCAGGCCGGTGACGACGTTGCGATCGTCGCGCACCTTCAGGACGTAGGTATTGCCGCGCGACAGCTTGGACAGAAGCCAGCATTCCCAGAACTGATTTCTGGTCTGGTAATCGTTCGGCCGCCGCAGCACCGGGCTGAAGGCCGAGCTCGTCGTTTCCGACCAGATCTCATTCTTGTCCTTCTCGACCAGCTTGACGCGCAGCTTGGCGATGTCGCGCGCGATCAGCGTCTTGCAGGCGAAGTCGGCATGAAACGAGGCCGCGGTGTCGACATTGATCTCGAGGTTGCGCTGCCAGGCGCCGGTGAACGGCTCGCGGATCAGCGGATACCAACCGCCGCGATCCATCGGCAGCGAGTTGAGCGCCTTTTGCTTCTCACCGGTAAACGGAATCGGCAACCCGAAAATTCGCATCAGCGTTTGGCCTGCGAGATCTCATGCTGCAGCCGCGCCACGCCCCAGCGGCGATCGACATCGACGCCGAGCCGCGTGGCCTCCATGCGCAGGCGATCGATGGGCTCCTCGGTCGTGACTGCGCCGGCGATGCTGTCGTCGGAATCAGGCACGAGTCTTTCCTCAACCCTTGCGGTGCGAACCGTCTTCTTGTTGTCGGCAAACTTTGCCTTCTTGCCTGCGACCAGGGCGATGGCATGCCGCGGCGGCACCTCGTATTCCTCGCCAGCGACCAGGTGCCGGGTGCCGTACTTGTGCGGCTTGGTCGTGATCAGTCTGCGCATTCTCATCGGCATCATCTCCGAAAAAAAGGAGAGCGAGCGGAGGAGGCCCACCCGCTCTCAGGCGCGAGCCGATCAGGCGGTGTGGACTGGGCCGCCCCAGTCAGCGCTAGTGAGATACGCGACCGACTGCGTCCGGCCCCTCATCCAGTTGATGATTCGTTCGGCGCGAATCGCAACGGTGTTGGTCTGGAACATGCTGACCAGCGACGTGCTGCCGGTCGGCGTGCCCGAGTTGTGCGACGGCGCATCCGACATTTCCAGTGAGGCCTCGCGGCTGGCATCGATGCCGATCTCGCCGTCGTCCGCCACGAAGATATCGGAAGCGTTCACCAGTACGACGATGTTCATCGCCTTGGTGACGTAATCGCTGGCGATCACCGGCATGCCGCTGAGGGTGCCACCGGTCATCGACATGCTGGGAAATTCACTTTGCCCCAGCGGATTGGTCATCATCGCCAGCGCGACCGCGTTGTTCGATGACATAATCCAGACGCCGCTCGAAACCGGGTTATTGGCCGCGGCGAACTTGGCATAGAGCGAGCGAATATCGAGCCTGATGTCATCGGCATCGTCGCCCGACGACACCACCGTGGCGGCGCCGTTGGTGATCGAGGCCGGCGAGACACCCGCCACCGCCGTCTTGGCCGGATCGACGAAATCGATATCAAGCCGCTCCCGCAACGCCGCCGCCAGACTGTCGCGCACGATCAGGTCCGACTTTGGATTGCTGAACCTAATGCTCTCATCCGTGAGCGCGCAGATGTTGGCCACTTTCGTCGGCGGCAGGGTCGTGCGCGCGAAGTTGAACGAGGTTAACGGCTTCGCTTTCCCCTCACCGACCCAGTAGCCGGCGCCGCCGCCGGTCTGGGTGACAATCGGCGTGTTGAACATCACCGAGCGCAACGCCGGCACGCCACCGGCGCCGAAGCGACCGATGATCGTCTGCGGCCGCAGGTACTCGAGGAACGCAGCAACCGCGCCGCTTTCCGTGCTGTACAGGTTGGCCGCCCAGTTGCCGCTGATGTTGGTGCCGGCCGGAACGTTGGCCTTGAACTCGCCGACGACCGCGCTGTCCGAGCCATACATTTCGGCAGCAATGGCTTCCGCCGGGCGAAACACCTTCTGCGACAGCGCCAGGCATTTGACCTTCTGGGCAAACAACTGGCCGGGCTCCATCTTCGGCTGCGGCTTGACGATGATCGATCCGCCGCGCGCCGAGGCGCCATCCTCGGACTTCTCGACCCTGGTGACCGCCTTGGCCGCGAACGCCTTGGCCTGCTCGATCTTGCGCAGCCGCACCAGATCCTTGTCGAGGGCTTCGACCTCTGAGCTAAGATTGTCGAATTCGTCCTGCTCGCCCGCGTCCGAGGTGCGATCCTCGTCCAAACTCTTTTGCATCACCGCTTCCATGCGGGACGCGCTCGCCGCGCGCTTGGCTTCTAAAGCTGTAATCTGTTCAGCAATGGTTTTCATATCGCCCTCCAGGGCAGCAGACTTCGGTTGTGATGATCCCGAGGCGCCGGGTGGGTTTAAATGAACGACACGACGCGGCTTTGTCTGGCCGGACGCGGCCCGCTGCGCAGTGTCGATCGATTTCACGGTGGCGATGGAGGCTTCGCTATTCGCCGGAATGGTCACGGCAGATAGCTCGAACCAATCCCATTTGATGAAACGGATGCCGTCGGTTTTCTCGATGCGCGCCGTCTCGGTCGCCTTGAACCCGATCGAGAGGCCTTGCACCAAGCCAGCCTTGATCAATCTCCATGCGCGATCGATCTCATCGGTCACACCCTTGGCGATCTGGGCAACGATCTCGATGCCATCCTTACCGACCTTGGCCTTCGTGACATGGCCGATCGGCTGCTTCGAGTCGTGCTGCCACAGCAGCGGCAGCGGCAACTTGAACTGTGCGCCCATCGGCTCGACGATGTCCTCGAGCCTGTCCGGCGTCGGCGTCGACGCCATGCCGGTGATGATGCGCGCGTCGTCGTCGACCTGCTTGATTTCAAGCAGACTGTAAGCTCGGTTCAACATGGCTGGAACTTTCGTGATGCGCTCTGTGTTGTCCTGCCACAGGCGGGGCAACACAGAGGCGAACAGCAATGGGAAACGACCCGAACAATCCGAACAAACCGGACCCGCAAAACCCTAATCCGGGAAAACCGAATCCCAATCAGCCGCCGCAACCACAGCGATAACCAACCGGCGACAGCGACGGCATGATCGTGAGCGGCCTTTGTCCCCCCAGATGGCCGCTCACTGCATTTCTGATCAGGCGAAAAACAATCTGACCTCTGGCCGCTTCTGCGCCATCGGGTTGGTCGCCATCAGCGCCGATGCATTGAACAACGCCATCAGCGGATCGATCTTCCCATAGCCGGAATCATCTCTGGCAATCCGCATGCCCGTCGGCGTCGGCACGATGCGCGCATTGCCGGCGCACCACGTCATCAGCGCCTGGCCGCCATGCTTGAACGAACCATCCACCAGCTTGCGCTCTACCGTCTTGATCGCGCCCATCAGCGAGATGCCCTGGCGCACGCCGGCGAGCAGACTATTCTCTTGCGTGACGCCAATCTTGGCGAGGGCATCGACAATGCCGCCGATGCCGATCGCGTCCACGCCGACACCGGCAAGCTTTTTCGTGCCTTTAACTTTTTCCACGATGTCCGTGACAAACGAAATGTCATCTGGCAATTCCTCGACAATGGTTAGATCGCCGTCAGCCTGAAACCTTTCATAAAACCCGGTATTAGCTTTCCGCCGATCGAGCCCTTCCGGCGAGATCAGCGCATGCGTCCAAGCAAGATGGGTTTTCGTATCCTTCTCGCGTCCGACCACGGCAATGCCGAGCAGGTCGTCAAGCCCGCCGCCGTCGATGCCGATGACCACCGCCTCCGAGCGCGCAAGCACGCCATCAAGCGATAGC